TGGCGTTGCGCTTGGCGAAACGCAGGGCGAAGTCAAGAAGATGAGCGAAACCATCAGCGCCATTAATGCCGATAAAAAAGCGCTTGAAGATCGTCTTGCCAAAACTGAGGTTGCGCTTAAACGCCGTGGCTCTGGCGGCGAAGGCGAAAAAGGCCAAAGCGAAGCAATGGTCGAATACCGCGGCGCGATCAAGCAGTTTAGCGTCTCGGGCGATGCCACAACGATGAAAGAGGCGCAAGAGAAGTTTCTTGCCGCTGAGCCAGAAGCCAAGGCTATGGCGGTCAACTTGCAGGCCTCTGGCGGCTATGCTGTGCCCAAAGACATGTCTGGACGCATGGTTACAGTCATTCATGAGAGTTCGCCTATGCGCGCTCTTGCTAGCGTTCAAGCAACGAGCCTCGGCGAGATTGAAGGCCCTGTGCGCGAAGGCCGTATTTCTGGCGGCTGGACTAAAGAACTTAAGTCCCGCCCTAAGACTGATACGCCAGAGTTGGGTATGTGGTCGATCCCAGTCAGACTCAATGTTTGACATTGAAGGCTTCCTTGCAACCGAAGCAGGCGAAGAGTTCGCACGCATCGAAGCAAATGCATTTACGGTTGGCGATGGCGTAGGCAAGCCTCGTGGCATTGCCACTTACGACAAAAATTACATTGCTGTTGGCAAGCGTCCTAGCGGCGTACAGGCTCGCGGCTCCGTTCGCACAATTAAGACGGGCGTAAATGGCGGCATTACCGATCCAGATGTTTTGGTGACAATGAAGAAAAACATCAAGCAAGGTTATCGCTCTGGCGCCACTTGGTGTTTGAATCCAGAGGCCTTGCTGCAAATCCAATTGCTCAAGCAGGAGGATCGCTATATTTGGCAAGATGGCCTGAATGGTGATCCAGATACAATTTTAGGTCTTGCTCTTTCTGAGTTCGATGACCTGCCAGAGTTTGCGGCTGGCAGCATTTCATTCCTACTTGCCAATGTTTCCCGCACCTACCAGATTGCCGACCGTATGGCATTCTCGCTCCTGCGCGATCCATACAGTAGCAAGCCTATGGTCGAGTTCTACATGCGCCGCCGTGTCGGTGGTGATGTGGTCAATTTTGACACAATGGTATACGCAGAAGCAACTGCCTAGCACACGGGGCGCACATTGCGCTCCGTTCACTCAATAAAAAAGAAAGGGGCATAACATGCCTAATCGTGAATTTGCTTCCGACATTGCTGTCTTGGACAGCATCGGCGCTGGCAATAAATCGGGCACTCTTGACGGCTCTACCGTCGATGTGCGCGATGCCAATGCCGCAACCGTCGTTATTTCATTTGGTGCTAATGTTGACGCCGGCGCTACCTGTGAAATCCAGCACGGCAATGAGTCTGACGGCAGCGATGCCGTAGCGCTTACGCCTGCACAGGTCGCGGCTGTTGGCGTTGAGCTGTACGGCCAAGACTACGCTGCGCCCGTTGCCAACCAAGCCCGCCGCTTTGCCTATGTTGGCGGCATGCGCTATGTACGTGTTGTTCTTGGCGGCACTGTGGCAGACACCGACCTGCACGCACAGGTTATTTTAGATCGTCTGCATGTGCTACCGAATCTGTCGGGCTTCACCGAAGCCTAGCCCTGACGGGCATTGCTTTTCATGCGCCCCATTGCTTAGGTAGCTCCGAGTTTTGGGTGTCGCATGTTTTTTTTTACATGGAGGATAAAATGCTAGTAAAAATAATCAGAGATACGCGGGCAGCTCCTGACCATGTAAAGGTGCAATTATTTGAGAAGGGCCAAGAGCTTGAGCTGCCAGAATGGCTTGCGCTCGCCTTGTGTTCAGATGGGTCAGCAGAACACACAGGCGCCACGCATGATTCGGCTGAATCAAAAGGCAGTACCGAGGCCCCTGACTTTACCGAAGCCCCATATCTTGGGCGTGTTTTCGCTGAGCATATTGTTTCAGAAATGAATATTAGCACTTGGGACGAGTTGCAGCACGCTTGTAGTCTGCGAAAAGAAGAGCTTGTCGCCCTGCGTGGAATCACAGAAGGCCGCGTCGAAGAAATCGGCGCTTGGATTGAGGATAATAAATAATGATCTGCTCTGGTGGTGGCCGTGGTAATACTGGAGCATTCGTGCATCCTTATTACAGCATCAAGCGCCTAAAGGTTATTATCGCGCCTACTGAACACCCTGTGACGCTCGAAGAGGTCAAGGCGTGGCTTGGCGGCAGCATACCCGCAAGCGACGACGCAATGCTCTCTGGGCTTATCGCAGCGGCTACAAATGCCGTTGAAGAATATTGCCGCCGAAAACTCATGAGCACAGGCCTGCGCGCAACTCTTGACGCGTGGCCAGCCAATGCCAGCCCAGCGTTTGAAGGCATGCGGCAAGGCCCTGTAAACGACGGCGTAGCCCGTGCGTTGTCCCTACACAAACCCCCACTTATTAGCGTCGAGGAAGTGCGCTATTTGGGCGATGACAATGCGAGTACTATTTATGATGCATCCAATTATTTTGTCGATAATTCAGACCCAGACCAATACGGGCGGCTTGTCCTTAATGATGGGGCTGATATTCCTCACGGCATGCGTAATGCTGCCAGCGTTGAGGTTGATTATACTGCTGGCTACGGTGGCGCTGCTGACGTTCCTTTTGCTATTCGCCAAGCAATTCTCATGGTTATTGCTAATATGTACGGCAATCGCGGCGATTGTAATATTGGCGACGGCATAAATAGTCGTGGTGGCGTCTTGAATCCACTAGAGGCTAGTGGTGCAGCCGGCATACTTGAGCCTTATCGAGTTCTACGGATATGACTTTTTTCTTGGGCAGCGCATTTTCTATACACATAGAAAACCCTGCTGGCTCAGGGCTGTATGAGGCAATAGAATGCACGGAAAGCGCAGTGCTGACAATAAATAATGAGGAGATTGATGTCTCGGCAAAGTGCAACTCGCCGTGGAAACACCTAATGGAAGGTGGCGCGCAAAGCATATCCGTTAGCTTTAATGGCCTTATTTCTTACGGTGATATGCTGCGCGCTGTTTTGATTGCAGCCCACAACGGCACAGGAATAAACGCTATGGTAATCAGCGAGGCGCTTGATTCCTACACATGCAAATTTCTGATTACCTCCTGTAAGCGCAATGGGGATAATAACGGGGCGGAGAGGGTGAGTCTGACGCTGCAGGGAATGAATACCCCTATTTATTCGGTGATATCTAACCTTGGGGATTACGGTTGGGTGCAGTCGCCTAATACAGGATGGTGGTACAAGATTAGTGACTCTGATAAACTCGTTGACGACGCGCGCGCTGAGGCCTTGACTTATGGGGCGTATGCAGCTTATCTAGATTCTGTAGAAGAATGCCTGTTTGTCTCGGCGGCAATGGTACTAGGTGCCCGCCGCCTAATTGCGTGGATTGGTTTAATCGACCTCGACCCGACTATCGTATGGGATTTCCACTGGCACTCGGGTGAGCCATACTCGCTGTCTACCTCAAACTGGCTGGCTGGTGAACCGTACAATACTGCGGGTATTATTGTTCGTGGCGTGGCCATGTATTTAGATGGTTCAGGCGTACCATATGCAGGGTATTGGACGATGGTTCGTGACACCACTGTATATCAGGTCATCATGCAAATCAAAGACCCTGCCACCCTCACGCCTGCTAATTGGGCTAAGATTAAGCTTACATACTATGGTTGGGTGCAGTCGCCTAATACAGGATACTGGTACAGGCTTACAAATGCACAGCAGGGGTGGGTCGCTGGCGAGGCTATAGCCGTGCAGTGTGGCAGTCATCTGGCCTCCATTCACAGTTCTGCGGAGAACACATGGATCTTTTCGACATATCAAGTTGCCACTGCCGTTAAGGGCTGGATGTGGGTAGGCGGTCACAATATAGTAGATGCAAGTAATGCGTCATGGTCCGATGGCAGTGCATGGGATTACTGGAATTGGGCGGCAGGTCAACCAAATAATGCTAGCCCCACTCAACACTTTTTAGAATACAACTTCCTACTATCGGGATGGGCAGACACAGAAGACTCTTACAATTCGTGGGGGCTCATGCAAATCAAAGACCCTGCCACCCTTACGCCTGCTAATTGGGACGCCATCGAGGCAATGGGGGCACCATGAGTAAATGCATTAATATCTGCGCTGGGCAAATGCGCTATGAAGCATTGATTCGCGCCGAAACACTGGCCGACGACGGCGCTGGCGGTAGCATAAAAACATGGACAGATAAATTCACGATTCGATGCTCGGCAACACAAAAGGCTGGCGGCGAAAAATGGCTACAAGAAGACTTGCGAAGCCCCGCTCATGTTGAGTTTACCACGCGCTATCGTGATGATATTACAGAAGCGGATCAGCTCGTATTCAACGGCGAGCAGTACGACATCTATAGCCTCGACAATGTAGAATTTCGCAATCGCTGGCTTGTCGTAAAGGGCGTCCGGAGGGTGGCGCAATGAGTGCGATTGCCGTAAAGACAAATATGCCTGAGTTCCTCGGCGAACTGGAAAAGGTTGGATCTGATACGCAGTTCGCGCTTCGCGGTGGGCTTAATCGTGCTGCTGTATTAGTTCAAAACACGGCTGTGAAAAGCATCCAGAAAAGCAGCGGGAAATTCAAGCCATACAGGGTTACTAAGGGTGGAGATATTCATTGGAGTTCTCCAGAAGGCGCGCCGCCAAACTCTAACAGCGGCGACCTTGCTAAAATGTTACTGATAACTGAGAACATACAAAATAAGCTGCATCCATTCGTGACCGTAGCCAGTACAGCGAAATATTCTATGATGCTCGAAATGGGCACCACCCACATGGAGCCACGACCATTTATGCAGCCTGCTCTTGATGCAAACAAAAAGAAAATACTCGCCATCATGCGCGCAGCACTTCGCAAGGGGCTCACATAATGCAACTCAAGCAAGCAGATATATTACGCGCGCTGGCGCAACGCCTGCAAAACGACGCGGGCCTATTGGCTATCGTTGGCACTGCCGACGGTGTCAAGAATCATTTGCCGCAAGATGCGCCGCTTCCATATGTGCGCTTTCGTCTTTCTGATTCTGATGCATGGGACTGCAAGACGAGTCGCGGCGGCATTAGTGGAACTATTGTTTGCGACTGCTGGACGCGCGAGCATGGCGATTTAGAGGCGCTGGAGCTTGCCGATGCATGTATAGCAGCGCTGGCATTTCAGCCGCTTACATTGCCCACAGGACAGCAAATGTTAATATGCAGGCACGAACGAACGAGTATCACAATAGAGACGGATGGGCAAACGCATCACGCTGCCGTTTCTTTTAATCACCTATCCTACGAGGGGTAAAATCATGGTAGAACATTTCAAGGGCACACTCTTTCTTATCCAAGTCGAGGACGCGCCACTTTCTGACAATTATATTGATATTGCATGCATGGTTTCGACTAGCATGTCTGAGTCCACTGAGGAAATTGATGTCTCGGCAAAGTGTAATTCGCCATACAAGCATCTCATGGAAGGCGGCACTCAAAGCATGTCGCTCTCCATGAACGGCCCGTTTAACAATGACGAGAGCATGGGCATCATGATGGAGGCGTCTAATGCTGGCTCAATTCTTAACTATAAAATAACAAGCGGTGCTGGCGACCTGTACGCCGGTGCTTTTCTTATCACCTCTTGCGAGCGCAGCGGCGATAACAATGCCGCCGAGCAGTACAGCCTGAGTCTCAGCAGTGCTGGAGCTATCGCATACACACCGGTCACACCACCTGCACCATAAATAAAACAAATCCACCATAGTCTTTCTGAAAGGGGCTACCTATGGCAAATCCATCACGCGGCGAATGCGAGATCATTATTAATAAAAATGTCTACACGGCAAAGGCCACAGTGAATGCGGCCTGCGATGTTGAAGACAAAACGGGCCTATCTGTTTATGCTATTGGCGAGGGAATGTCCTCGCTGAATGGGTATAAAATAAACACTGTTGCGGCATTGCTTTGGGCTGCAATCCGCGCTGGCTTTGATGATGCAGGTAACGCACCTACATTTATTGAGGTGCGTGATGACATATTCATTGCTGGCGTGAGCACCTTTGCGGAACCGTGCGCAAAGCTCATTTCTTTTTGGACGCTCAGTAATGAGCAGACACGAGACATTGAGGATGCGCTAAAAAAAACCTCAAGCGATTAGCCGAAAACGGAGAATCGCAAAAAGTCATATCTGAAATGCGTGAACGCGCTGATGATATACTTGATGGGGCCGAGCTTTGGGAACGCTATGCTGCAAGTCTGATAATAGACTTCGGCATAGCGCCTAATGATGCATGGAGCATGTCTATAGGCGAGTACTGGATGCTGCACGGCTACAAGTACAACGGCAATAAAAAGCAGGTTGGCAAGACTATATCCAGAGAACAAGGCTTGGCGATGTTCGTCGAGATGCGCGAAAAGGGACTTATCAAGTAAGGCGAAGTCATGGCAGATGCAGCGGCAGAACTATTTATACGGATTGAGGCAGACATGGCCGACCTTAAGCGCGAGCTTAAGGGTGCTGGAAAGGCTGCCAAGCGCGCCACTGACGGCATCAAGCAAGGCTTTGCTAAGGCTGGCATGGCGGCTAGCGGTATGGCTGGCAAGCTGGCAAAGGTTGGCATTGCTGCCGCTGGCATTGCTGCTGCATTTGTGAGCGTTCGCACGGCTATGAAAACACTTGAAGAAGTGGATGCTTTGGCGAAGACTTCCGACCGCTTAGGCATTACAACTAAAAAACTGGCAGGGCTTCAACTTGCCGCTGAACTCACCGGCGGCAGTGTTAGCGGCCTCTCCACATCGTTGCAGATGGCTGCTCGCAATATATCAGATGCAGCAGATGGCACGGGTACAGCATCGGATGCGCTTAAGAAAATGGGCATAGATGCAAAAGAGCTGCAGGCGCTGAGCCCCGATAAACAGCTAGCGGCAATAGCTGATGGAATGAATAAGTTAGGAACGCAGGGCGAAAAAGTGTCCGCTTCAATGGACATATTCGGACGCAGTGGCGCGGATATGGTCAACATGCTTGCGGGTGGATCGAAGGCCCTAGAGGATGCGGCAAAAAAAGCGGAGGCATTCGGCCTAGCAATATCCCGCCAAGATGCTGCAGGCATTGAGGGCCTTAATGATGCGCTCACAATGATGGGGTCGCTCTTTGATGGAATCGCCCGCAAGTTCATTGCGGATCTTGCCCCGTCCATTGAGGCGCTTGTGACGATGACGACCAATTGGGGATTATCGGTAGCGACTACTGGCGACATGACGGACACCGTAATTGACGCCATAGGAACTGGCATCAAGTGGCTTGGAAATATCACCGCTGGCATGGCCGTTATCTGGGACGGCATCAAGGTTGCTATCGGCAGCGTATCCGTTGCCTTTTGGTCAACAGCAAAAGTGGTGGCACAGGTTGTCGCTATAATAAAAGACAAGTACAATGCGCTGGACAATTACATAGGATGGGTGGCTTCTGGCTGGGGGTCCATGTTTGAGGCGGTATGGCAGGGCATCGTGCAATCGCTTGGCTCTGCTACTGAGTCAATGATGGGCATAATGGGCAGGGCAATGCGTAGCATGGGCGAGACTATTGCCAGCACAGGCATCAAGGGCGTGGCAGATTTAGGGCGCAGCATTCAAAACGCCGGTGGCGATATGATAGTAATGGGAGTGAGGGCCAAACAGGCAATCGGCGGCGACCTCGCAGGCGCCCTTGCTGATGTTGACGAAAAAGCCAAGGGGGCTAACGCGGCACTCGCAAACCTCACCTCTCTGAAAATGCCCGCAATTGATACGAGCACTATCGACGCAAATATAAAAGAAGCTCAGCGTTTCACGCAAGAGTCAGCCTCAGACCTACGAACCTCTGTTGATGCAGCCCGCCCAGACGAAGAAGGCAACACTGTAGGCGATAAGATGCGTACTCAGTTTCAAGACCTCGTTGCAGCAAACGAAGAGCGCAATGCGCTTGTTGCTGAGACTGTTGCCGCAGGGCGCGAGGCGGCGGCGGTGGCAACTGCCGAGGCAGACGCATCGACGGAAGAGGGGGCCAAGCGGCACGAAGCAAACCTTTCTACCATCAAAAAAGAAGGCGACGACACCCGCGTTAAGTTCACCGACTTAACAGGTAATCAGCAGCTTTCTCTTGTCGGCGATACGCTGGGCCAGATCGCCAGCGTAATGGACAAGGAAAATAAAACACAGTTCAAAATTGCCAAGGCCGCTGGCATTGCGCAGGCGACCATAAGCACATTCCAAGGCGTTAATAATGCGCTAGCTAATGTTCCGTACCCGTTCAATTTTGTAGCAGCGGCTACCGTTGCGGCAGCTGGGATTGCCAATGTATCCAAGATAAGCCAACAGCAGTTTGGCGGTGGTGGTGGCGGTGGGGCATCTGCTGGCGGCGCTCCAGCGGGCGGAGGCGGCGGCAGTGGTGGTGGTGGTGGTGGTACGCCAAACGCAGAAGCGGCGCCACAGCAAACACAATTCAATATTGGTCTTACTGGCTCAAGTTTCAGCGGCGAGCAGGTACGGGCCTTGATTGGTGAGATAAACGACCAAACTGACGACAATGTAGAACTGAGGGCCACAGTCCAATGAGCATATGCGCGCTTCCTGCCATCCTGTACGATAACGCCGCAAGAGACGCTGGTGTGTCTCCCGTTTATTCTGGATCCATCGTGTCGGGCTTTGAGCCGATCAATGCAAGCGACTGGCGCGACTTCTCGCTATTCCGCGCGGCATCTGGCACATCGACCCTTGATTATGCAATGGCCCAAGATCGCGCTATTGATTCCGCGTGCATCTATCTGGCGACCATTTGCGCAGGAACAATTACGCTGCAGTATGAGAGTTCGCCAGCGGTCTATACCACACTCGCAACATGGAACAATGCATCGGTTGGCGTGCATATGCAGCAGCTCGCATCTGTGACGGTACTGGCTGGCCGCAATGTTCGCTGGTTGTTTAGCCTCACTGGCCTCACTGATATTCGACAGCTTGCCGCAGGGCCTGCGTTGATCATACCCATAGGGCAACGCTCTGGCCTCAATCCTCCCACGCTCACGCAAGGCATCGTGGTCAACAATACCATAGCGACCAATGGCAGCATTATAGGCCGCAGCATCCGCCGTATGGATCGCAAGACGCAGCTTAGCATTGAATACATCACGCCCGATTATGTGCGAACCACATGGGAAGCATTCGCGCAGCATGCCGTCACCAAGGCATTCTTTTACTCATGGGATTATCAAACATACCCCGATGAGGTAACAATGAGCATCGCCGAGAGTATCGGCGCTCCCGAGAACATGCCAAATCCGCGATTTATGAAAGTTGATTGGCCTTTGAGGCATCTAGTGTAATGGCTTACGATGATGTAAAAAAAGAGTTTGGTCGTGAGCCAGTCTATTATATCGAAATAGACGCGGATTATTGCGGCAATACTTACGGGACAGGTCTATGTACGGCTATTGGCACAGGGCCATTCAAGTGTTTTAACACATTCAAGACCTGCCAAGATACGCCACACTTTGCCAATCAAATAAAAGTCTATCGTTTTGCAAGCAAGCGCATTGATGAACTGCAACAGGCGGGCGATGCCGTTACTTTTCCAACGCTGCAAACAATAGGCACCACCCCGACGAAGCTTGATCCAAGCAACGGGCTCGGTGCTCGCTCTACGCTCAAGCTGAGCGTAGCAGATCACCCGTGGACAGATGCAGGCATAGACCCTTATCTTTCTGAGCGCACAGAAGATGCAGATGCCATCGGCAGCTTTTGGGGCAAGTGGCTGGCTCGCAATCCATACTATGAGGGCCGAGGCATACGGGTATGGACGGGCTACCTTACAGATGAGGGTCTATTTGATCAATCTAATTTTATAGAGCGCGCTTATTTGCTGCACAAAATATCTGGCCCAGATGCATCGGGCAAGGTGATGATCGAAGCAAAAGACCCGCTCAAGCGTGCCGATAACGAGAAATCACAATGGCCGCCTGCGCCAGAGGTAACACTCACGGCAGATATTGGCGACTCAACAACGATTATAGCCGTTGATGATTCTGCGCCTATATCCGCATGGCTGGCCCGCACGCCAACGCAAGAGTATATCCGCATAGATGATGAGATTATGCGCGTGACTGCTGCCGCTGGCAATTCGCTCACGGTGGTGCGCGCAAGTATGCCGCTATTTTATCAAGCCAACTCTAATATTGCTGAGGATCACGACGACGGCGCAAGCGTGCAGCTTTGCTACCTCTACGAAAACGAGAGGATCGACCATGTAATTGAACAGCTACTAAATGAAGCATCGGGCATCCCGCTAAGCTTCCTGCCTGTTGCCGACTGGCAAGCAGTCATTCTTGATTCGGGTTATGAAACCTATGAAATGAACACACTGCTTGTTGAGACAAAGGGCGTAAAAGATCTGCTGCAAGAGCTGACCAAGCTCAATGTCATGATATGGTGGGATGAGCGCGCACAGCAAGTCAAGATGGGCACGCTACTGCCGACCTCTGCGAGTGGCGATGTATACAACGAAGACACGCACATTATTGATAAAAGCGTCGGGGTAACGCTGGATGTAAAGGGGCGACTATCGCGGGTATGGTTCGCTTATGGGCACCGCAACCCCACGCAAAAACTTGATGAACTCGTTAACTTCTCAGCCGTTGAAATCCGTATTGATGACGATGCAGAAAGCGAAAACGAGTACGGGCAAAAGCGTGTGCATAAGATCATGAGCCGATGGCTCACGGGAACGCAGCGACCTATCGCTGGCGAAATATCGGGGCGCATACTCGTTGATAAGCGAGACACTAAAGCCACGATTACCATTAAGCTTGATCCAAAGGACGATGATCAATGGACAGGCGACACGATCACCGTCGAGACACGGCAACGCCAAGATAAATTCGGCAGGCCAGTGAATGCCAATTACTTGATTTTGCAGGCCACTGAAAACCTCAAGGCCAATGGCGTTGAGTATAGCTATGTACTGCAAGAGCAAGTCACATTTGACCGTACTGGCGTAATAACTCCAGACACAAACCCAGAGGTCGAGCTTGTGGACGGCGGCGAAGGGTTGACCGATGGCGGTGAAGAGTTGCACGATGGCGCGCTTGAGCCTACAAATAAATTCCCAGATTATTCGGACGCTTCACAAAATCTAAAAAATCACTATGCTTTTATTGCATACGACGGGCCTCCTGCTGGATTCTTAGACGGCACAGTGGCATACCAAATATCATAGGGGCTATGAATGAGCAATAACAATATACCAGACGGCGACATTGACGCGGAAAGCCCGCTGACGGAATCGCTGATGACAAGGCTGCGCGATAACCCTATTGCAATAGCGCAAGCATCTGCTGGAGACGCCGAGCCGCCACGTGTGCGATCTACAGTATCAGGACCAAGCGCCATTGCATCTGATGGCATAGCGGGTGCGATGCTTACCGTTACCGATGATCTGAGCCCCGATGGATTTGGACGTATTGTGCGGCCTATAACTCCAGCGGGTAGACAGTTCAGCATAAGAGACACCCTTCGTGAATCAGACTCACCACTCTCGGGTAACTGGGCCAATACAGCTCCACTTTTAATATGGGAGGCTGGCGTATCTGCCGTAAAGCTCGTTCGTGGCGTTAGGCCAGATTTAGGCGGGCAAATACAAGTCGCTAACGTTAAAGGCTCAGTGACCCATTATGCATATGTTGACCTAGCGCTGCAAGTTAGCGAATCATCTGAGACTGTTGATCTTTCGCTGAATTGGTATTCTGACAGCATGGATGGGCAAGGGGTACAACAAGGCATAAAAAGCTACATTATTCCGTCTGATAATTCATGGACAACGATCATTCATTATCCCAGCTACACGAGCCAAAACATATCATGGTACATACGCGCTAGAGTATCTAAGAGCGGAGGAGATTACCTTATCGAGTTTGGATATATGCAGGATGATAACGACTGGTCTGCCGGCGTAAACTATAGCATAGCGGCGCAGCTAGAGAAAGAGATAAGCTAAGAGGGGACAGTCCATGATAAATTTATCACTAATCAATGGAGCGATCACTAAAAGTCAGACGCTCACTAAAAGCCACGAGGTGTATACATGAGCAAAGAACTCTACGCGCTAACAACGACAGCACCAAAGCGCAAGATCCTAAACAGCGATCAAGCCACGCCAAACACAAGCGGTGGCACGGGCTATTCAGACCTTGACGATGTGGCGCGGCTGGTGCCTACGGGTACGGCTATCACTGGCGCAGTTAATGTGCTGGCCGACGAAGGCGCAGGCATGCGGCGGCGCTCGCTTGATGTACGTGCACAGGTTGCGGCAATACCAGATGCCACAGACCCTCCAGAGCAGCTCAGCCTAGAGGATGGCGATAAGGTTATTGTCGTCGATGCCGCTAGTGGTGCCGCAGTCAAAAAGATACTCCATGTAGCAAATGGCGGACTCTATACGAGTTTTGACGCTCCTTCGCCACCGAGCCATACGCTTGCCGCAGGCGTTCCAGAAATACTCACAGACTGGGACGGTGCATTTTCTGACCCAGTAAACGTGACAACTAATGCAGCGGCGGGAACAATCACGGTTGGCATAGATGGGATATACACCATCACAGCCGGCGTAACGATTGAGTACGATGTCACTGACAGGATGGCGGTTAGTTTTTTTGTAAACGGGGTGCTGAGTATTGGCAATAGCGGCACAGGCTTTCGCGACAAGGGCGTTGATGTTCAGAATGTCGGCCTGTTTTTTGTTGGGCAGCTATCCGCTGGGGATGTTATAAGCATACGCGTGGAGGCTGTTGCCGTGGGCGGCCCCATGACTCAAATGGCTGGGCATTTCTTTGTAAGGAGATCCGTATAATGACATCAGACAACGGCTCAAACATTGATGACGGCCCATGCCCAGAGCACCCAGAGGACGCGAAGGCATGGATGCGCGCGCGCGAGGCACAGCAAAAGCTCAAGAATCAAAGTGAAACGCATGAAATAGAAATAGATAAACTCAAGGCAGGGTATGATGACCACAGATCCAGCATAAGCGAATCGGTAGACAGAATAAGAGTTATGGAATTGAATCAAGAACAGATACTGAAAACGATTGAAGGCGTGAGTGATAATATCGACGAAATGCGCGGCGAAATAAAAGAATATAATAGCCGTCTTGCCGATGGCTCAAATAAGTTCAGCTTAATGGAAAAGCAAATAGGCGATCTTGAGGACGATAAAATACAGCGCGAACAGTTCGCCCGTGATATACGCAAGGCCCTGCTTATTTATATTCTGCCGTTCATTTTATTATCTGCGCTTATCGTGGCCGCTGGCAGTTTTGGGTTTAGCGTTGAGCGCAAGGGAGCAAGCGATGCGGGGAACAATAAAGGCTCATGGTATTATCAGCAAAAAAAAGATCAGCGTATGCCTGTGGAAAACAACAAGGCCCGTTGATTACATAATTAAGTATGAAGCAATGGGCCTTGGCACACAAAGCCAGAACGCGCCTCTCTTGCACTGGGGGGCAGACCTCGCTATGCTGTCGCTATCAAATGGATGGCGGCCCAGCACCACCAGCACCACCTAAGACGGTTAATCCGTAAACCATCTACATGAATGAGGTAATGAATATGCAAAAAAGAATGCCGTTCCGTATCGCCCGTTCTGTCGCTCGCTCTGTCGCCAACAGTATCTCTCGATCTATTTCGTATAGCAAACAATTAGTGGGGGATGTCTTGTCTACCTCGCTGATTAAAGACTTAGTTGATGTAGAGGAAAACATAGCGACATTCTCACGCAATAGCACAGCAACAGTCATCGACTTCGAGGGATTGAGGAGAAAATGTATTGCTGGCGAAGCACGCTTTGGGGGCGTGCGTAGAGTCCAGAACCTAGAGCCTGACCCCGAGTACGGCGGGCCGTGGACTTCGGCTGGCGGCGGTGTTACCGTGAATAATGATGACACATATTTGGGTGAACGTTGCGTCTCTGTGACATACCCAACGGGGGCGCAGGGCTGGGGGCAGCGGGCTTATGGCGGGTCTTCAGCTATCTCGTCAGGGACCCGCATCACGGGTCGTTTCAGAATGGCCGCTAGTCGCAATCTTACGGGCATAGAATCACTAAGAACCTTCTTTGTAACTGCGGGTGGAGCCTTGAACCTTTCAGTTGATTCATCTGATACGATAACAGCCTTTAAAGATTATGGGCTTGCCTCTATCGCTGTTCCTAGCGGTACCGTAGAGTTTACATCAATGGTCTATAGCGGTATCCCACTTACATCACCTCTTACTGTGTATTACTTACACAAACAGTATGAAAATATCACGGGTCAAGCAAGTCGAGTGACAGGTGAATTTACACCGTCTGTCGAATACCATCTTACGGAGAACGGAACAACTATTGTTGGTGGTCTGGCTGGTGTAATTGTTGATGGTGTAGGCGCAGATATAACAACAGCCAAAGGCGTGTTGATCGAACCTCAGCGCACCAATCTATTCTTAACTCCTGAGGCTCCGGTAACTCAAACGGTCCCTGTTGTCAGCGGCACAAAGTATACCGTCTCGATAAAAGGGACGGGTAGCGTGGTCTTATCTGATGCTGGTGCTGGGACGGTGATAGAGGGCAGTGATGTTACCATTACTGCTGGGAGCACAAGCCTTGTATGCACCGTCAGCGGCACCGTAGACCTTGCGCAGGTGGAGTCAGGTATTTTTTCCACATCGTTTATTTTTGGAGGTACGCGCCTGCCCGATCTTTTAGAGTATAATATTTCAGCAGGATTCCCACAATCGTTTATTATCGAAATGGATGTAACTCCAGTTGCCGACGGTGCGGATTATACGTGGAATGAGTTTATATTTTTTGGCACAGAAGACTCTAGAGGTTCAAGCTACGAAATAATGGTGCGTGGGGATAATTTCTCTTACGGTACGGGCTCTCTGACAAGTGGCATCGTTGCATATATCGACAAGGCAGATTTGTCAAAGGGAGTTAAGGCGCATTGGTCTTTTTCGTTTACAGGAGAAGCGTCAGGTGCTCGAATTATAATTAAAAAAGATAACATAGAAAAGTTAAATGTGTGGAAGGCCGGAGCCTTTGACCATTCAAATACAGGCAATATAGCAATAGGCTCACACGGCGGCAATGTAGCCTCAGCCAATATCAAAAATATAATCATAAAATAACAACAACAAGGAGAGACATCATGGGCGGCACAGACAGAAATATAGGAACGCTGACGGCAGACGGCTCGACAGAGTGGTATCCGATACGATCCGTTGATCGTTCTTCTAGAGGATCCGTTACCATTGCGGTCGAGGGCTCATTTGGTGGGGGGGCCATAGCAATCGAAGGTGCGCGCTCTGACGGAGGCGAGCCTCTTAATTTAGGCGATGGCGCCACTCTTGATTCTAGCGGCGCGGTGATTTTAGACTTTCCCGCGCTGTCCGCCGGAAATGAATGGCATATTCGCGTGACGCTAACAGGGGCAACAGCGCCATCGTTGTCGTCATATATAGCATGAGGATGACATTTATTTTATTAATTATCTGCTCGCTATGCGGGTGCTCGTACAGGCTTGCCGTGCCAGAGGATACGATGCGGCATGTAGCCCAGCAAAGCGCTGACTTGGTAGCTGTGGGGCAGGCCCTGCAGACGGGCAACGCATCGCAAGAGGTGCTTGGTGGCATTGTGGAGGGTAAGGCTCAAGCCATATTAAAGCTTATCGGCTATGAGTGTGAACAATGATGGCCCGCACAGTTCGTCCTGTGGTTACAGTACATGAGATAATCAGTCGTCCAGAATACGCAGCTGGAAAGCTAGAGGCATCCACGCAGGCCGCAAATGATTATTCTGCCGCTGGCTATGGCATGGCGTCTGTGATGGCTTTGTGGCTTATTGCAAGTCGGGTCATCAAGCATGCTGCTGGGCCGTATGGCGGTATCATTGATGCGGTATCTGGTATTTTCAAAACAAATAAAACAAAAACAGTCGCCGCCGATATGGAAGGCCGCGAGATCGTGTACCCTGACGATAGTAACAAGAGCCATAGTCGAGCCGTGCGGCATGCAATAGACCCGCCAGACACTTGATAGAGGCGCGATCCCAGTAATGGCCCTGCACTGGTAAAACATGGCTGGCTCACCCTCTGCGCCGTCGTGGCTCAGGGGGCTTTTATGTAGGGGCTACGAATGAATATGACAGCGCGAGAGCGGTCAATGACCAACAGAGCAGCCACCCGCAAGGGCGCACGGATAGAGACGCTGGCGGCGAGCACACTTAGCGCCATGGGCCTGCTTGAGGTGGAGCGCATAGAAACAGGCTGGACGGTACACAGAAAAGGCAGGCGCATCATTTCAGCGCATCCGAATAAAAAGGTTGCCGCTGACCTCTCTGCATTTATGCCAGCCGATGCGCGCGGCGTTCGTATTGAGTGCAAATATCGAGGCGACTCCCGCTTGAGCCATTCGGATTTAGAAGACCATCAAAGGGCCGCGCTCAATCGTTGCGCGGCTTTGGGCGGTGTTGCTCTACTTGTGTTTGCTTGCCCACATGGCCTATGGGTGCTGCCGCATCATATAGAGGGGTGGCGGCGCATGCATCCGCTTACTCCAGAGATCGCGCGAGCGCATGCCTTGAATAGCCTAGCTGATATTGTCGAGGCCTATAAGCCGTTCGTTATGCGTCAGAAATAAGCATCGGCATATCACTATAAAGCAAGGGGTATTCTTCCCCTGTTTCCATTTCCTTGATAGTGATGCCTACGCTTATGCGCTGCAATCCCTCTGTATTGATAAGCAGGCGCTCGTGAGTTTTGGCATATTCGTATTCCTGCGATTCGCCTATTTCTGGGCGCACCCCTAGAGTGCGCGCGTCCATTAGATCAATGGTAACACCATCATAATATGCATCAGCGCTTACGCCTGTAATGTAAAAGTTAAGGCGCTGGCTTCCGTCATTTTGCAGTATCAGGAATAAGCGTGCAGTGTCGTCATCCCATGGGTGCAGCTCTGCCCTAACGATAGACACATCATGCTCTACCTGTGGCAATGGGTCTGGGCGTATTGGCGCGCCGTCTTGATCGTTTGAATCTCCGCTGCCAGAATTACAGCCAGCAAGCATGGTTAATATAATAAATAAATATCTCATATTTGTACTCCGTCTATAATAAAAACCCTGCCGCCAGAACGAACACGCAAGCGGCGGCAGGGGTGCGACGAATGCCGCGAAGAAAAGTCCACCATGCGGATTTTAGGAATAGTCGTTTTGACGATCCGCACGATGGGGCGGCGCAGTGTGCGCCTGAGTTAAAGTGGGGTATCAGAATGGCGGTTCGTCTGACCCAAGGTCGGCAGCTGCTGGCGTTTGCGGAGCGCTATTAGCATTTGACGCTCCGCTAGCAGCCTTATTGCCGCCCCGCGCTCCGCCACCGTCGGCCTTGTCGCCCCAGTCGATAAAGTTAACCTGCTCGGCCACAACGCCCAGCTTGCTCCGCTGGGCGCCGCCGTTCTTGTCTTCCCAAGTGTCGAGTTTTAGGCGGCCTTCCACATGCACATTGCGGCCCTTGTCGAGATACTGCCCGCAAAGTTCCGCTGTGCGGCCCCAACAAGTCACCTCTACAAATGTAGTCTCTTCCTTTTGCTCACCATCGCGGCCTTTGTATTTGCGATTAATAGCCAGCCCGAAATTGCAGACGGCTTGTTCATTAGCTAAAAACTTAACCTCTGGGCATCGAGTTAAGTTGCCTGCAAGCATGACCTTATTAATTGAGAGTGGCATAGTGCCTCCTGTATCGTGCCGCGTTTGCGGCGGTTGATTATTGTATTATGTTCGTTGCTTTTTCCAGATCAAGATCAAACTACCACCGCGTCTACATCATCTTGATGGCATCGGGTATATAGCCCGCTGCTGTCGATCCGAACGCCGTCTATGCCGCGCAGAAGGCGCTCGTTTATTTCGTGTTTTCTACGGTAAAAATCAACTGACTGATATTTGTCACACATTATTAGCTCCTGTATTTTGAGTAAAAACCCCTCTCGCCCCGCACGCAAATGAGGGCAGGAGAGGCGCGCAGCTACACCGCTGATTTCCATGCTTAGCTTGATCCTCATGCCTGCACCTTGCTTATCGACATGCATACATACCCAGCCTCAAGGCCAAACCCCTCATGAATATAATCAATGGAGTATTTGACCATAGCATCAATCATCCCGCTATAAGCATTGTAATCATCGCTCTCAATCGGCAAAAAGCGTATAGTGTCGCCCGTTTGAAAGTCACGATCTTTCTTCCGTATTTCATATGTTTTCCTGCCCTCAAGTATGTGGATAAGATAACCCTGTTTTATTTTTAGATTATGATTCATGACTGCACCTCCGTAGTAGCTCGCCGCATGTCTTGCTCCGCGATCCGCTCGCGTAGTATGCGGGTCACATTCTTAGCTGCTATACTGCGCTCAGCGTCCACTCTGCGCGCCTCCAGTGCACCAGCTTCGTATGCCTCCCGTGCATTCCTGCGCGCATCTGATTGCACAGCTCTGGACAGTATCCAGCCAGCAGCAGCTCCGAATAAAAAACATGCTGCTCCGAAAATCTCAATTGCAGACATGGCTACCCCCCTATTTCTTGCGCTGATTCAATGGAGCCAGCAGTTCTAACCGTTATAACGACAGTCTTGTCGTCACTAAAACCAGCATGAGGCAGTACGAGAATACCATCTTCGCAGCGGCAATGGACAAACTCAGCCACGGCAACGAGAGCAGCTCTTGTTACATCCGTTTTATGCTCACCCCACTTGTCAGACTTACGCTTATTGCCTGCGATTATTTGGCGCGTTAGGCCCTGGTATTCTATATGGGTGCTCATGCGTCCACCTCGACATTTTCAGCTGTATTTGAGATCTGTTCAAACCACTCCGTCGCACAAATGGCCTCTTCTGCCTCTTCCATCGTGTGGGGGGATGATATACCAAGTCCACCTTGAGAATGGTAGACAAACTTCCACTTCCTTACCGTTTTCTTTTTGATAGTGGCTTTCCACTCCCATGCGTTAACCATAGGCTGTCGGTCTGAGTCGTTGTCATCAGCAATAATATAAAAATCGCCGTCAATCTCTTTTGCCGATAAGTCACTGTGATTCTCAAAAACAAGCGTCTTGCCGTCAATCATAGCTTTAGCCATCTCGACCTGCGTTAGGTATTTCTTTTCTTCTGGCTCCTCTTCCGTAATCTGCCCGCATTCGTCGCAGTTCCATACATCTTTTGGCTCATTGTATGGCGTTACGGCAACGATCTTTTTGCAATCTGAGCAATAGATATTCTTTGTTTTCGCTTCTGATTCTGACATTTCTTTCTCCTTTGGTATTCGTTCGAAGTGACCGTTTAGGCCATCTTGGCGTTCGTCATCCATACACGGCCTGCAATTGAGGTTCTCGTATACACATTTTGAGCAGCTATTACGCCAGTTCTCGACAAAGTGCATGCCTTCTGGGCATTCGTTAGTGTTCATTTACCGCCCCTAGTAAACCAAGGTTGTATTAGCTATTTGCCCATTAACGAGCATCTTAATGATTATCTTGCCCGTTGTCTCGTCGGCTCCGCATTGCATGAGCGTTGCCAGTATTTTATTATTCACACTCTTGCGGTGCTCAAGATCTGCCGCGCGATCCGCGTCGGCTTTTTCCACTGCGTCGGCCTCGGCCTTGGCTGCCGCATCTTTGCGGGCCTGTGCGTCGATGATGGCTTGCTTTTCCGCCTCGGCCTTGGCCTGTGCGTCAATGCGCGCTTGCTCTACGCGCTGAGCCTCAGCCTGTTTTTCTTCCTGCGCTTTTTTGATGGCCTCGGCGTGTTCGCGCTCTTTTGCCTCGGCGGCTTGTTCGGCTGCGACTTTTGCCTGCGTTACTTTTTCGCGGGCCAAAAACTCAGCGCGCTCTTGCGCGGCCTTGGCCTCTTGTTCTTCGCGGACCTTCTGTGCAGCCGCCTCCAGCGCCTCGCGTTCCTTTTTCGCCTCAGCCTCTTTGCGTGCTGCTTCTGCTGCGTCACGCTCGGCCTTTTCGGCGCGTAGCTGTTCGAGCTCTGCCAGCTCAGCGGCGCGCTTGGCTTCCCGCTCGGCCTCTTCTGCGTCGATTGCTGCCTGCCTGGCTGCCGCCTCTGCTTCTTCTATTTCGGTAACTGGGCGGCGTACTTCAACTTTTAGTGCGTCCAATTCATCGCGCATTTTTTTACGCTCTACATCTACAGCCTTGACAGTTTTTTGTGCCTCCGCCTTAAGTTCGATCCCTTTTTTATCGAGGTAGGCTTTTGATGACGCGACTTTTGCGGCCATGGAAATGATAAGGCGGCGGCCCGATGGCGTGGCGGCATCCTCATGTTTCACCGCTTCCGTTTCAGCCTTAATCTGCGCGATAACTTCATCCATGCCACCATTAAAAATAGCGGGAAAGTTCAGTTTTTCGATTGTTTCGAGAGTGCTCATTTGTAGCTCCTATTTATTTGCCGCGACAAGGCGGCGCTTTTGCTCGTAATGTGACGGGAAGTTCAATACAGCAAACTCTCCGTGATACCTGAGTGCCGCAATGTCATACGCCACAGCGGCGGACTTCTCGTCATCAAAATACCCTAAGTATATCTGTCTGCCGTCTTTTTTGACGGCAGCTTGCCATGGAGCGGTATTCCTACTCCTTGCAAAGGAGACCCCTTTATATACTGACGATTTCCCAGATCTCTTTTTTGTATTCATGATATTCTGAGAAATATTACACGCCCTAAGGTTTTCTATCCTATTATTTAATTTATTACCATCAATATGATCAATCATCTCTGGCAGATATCCGCAATGCATTGCAAATACAATGCGATGAACAAGAAGCTGTTTATATCTAAAGCTAACCGCTCTATACCCAGCATTGTTGACAAAGCCAGCAACACCCCCAAGGAGTGCTCTGGAATTCCTTTGAACCCTATTCCTAAGAACACCGTCGTCGTAAACAAACGCCGTCTCTATCCCAGCTAGGCAGCTCAGTGATCTATTGTATTTAATAGGCATGTTCTATGCTCCTTCTCCCGCGCATCATTTAGCGAGTAATAGCTGATCTTTTTTTTGAATAATGGCTGGCGAAACAGTCGGGCGGGAAAGTGCGCGCCCTCTGGATCAAGTGTCCAGTGCTTACCGCTGCCACATTGGGCAACGATAGCGTTGGCTTTATGTTGGGCCTGCAAAGCTCCAGCCCTCGACCCGTGATCCGTCTTTTTTGTGGGCTGTGAGCAGGCCACCATGCCAGCGGAAACAAGTGCCGTTCAGTTCAAAGTTTAGATCTTTTGGGAATGCTGCCCCGCAGCTATTAGGCTGTCCACCGTATGGACGGCGCTTTTCCTGCGCGGCCCAGTAAATCTTTTTCGTGTAAAAATCGGCGCTTGCTGTGATTTGCACGCCACTTTCATATGTGCAAATTATCTTGTCGGCTCGGTGAAATCCATAGCTCATTTTGACTCTTTTCTGCGCAGTTCGTCGCGCTTTCGTTATCCGCACCCTCAAGATGCGGTGATCATTTCGTTGAAGCCAACAAAATGGTCAGGAAAGATTTTGTCTGGCCCCTGCTGCGAGTTGCCATGTTTTCTTTGCTGATGCTTAGACTATAGAGTGGAAGGGGGTGAATGCAAGAGTTTTCTTTATAGCTAAGTTAGACTTGCTTTAATGATGATGAGCGCTATCAATAAAGCAGGAGGTGCAGCTATGCATATAATCAAAAACGCCCCACAACAGGGGCGCAAGCCGAAGTATCCATTTGATGTCATGAAGAAGGGCGATGCGTTTGAGGTCATCGGGGATGATGCACCGAAGCAGGCCGCATCAATCTATACGAGCGCAAAGAAGCGTGGGTATAAGGTGAGTGTGAAGCTCATAGAGGGTGGATATCGTGTTCAGATGCTTGGGCGCATTGAAGGCGAGATGTAAGGTGGAGTGGCTAAAGCTGCCGTGTTCTGCTGTGCGATCCGATGCGTATATTGGCGCTGAGCCAGAGCAAAGGGCTGCGTGGCTTGGGTTACTTGTGTATTGCGCCGATCAAGAAAATGGTGGGATTATCCCAGATTGTGCAGACTGGAAAGACCGACGCTGGATGCAGACCGCAGGTGTTATGCGTAGCGAGGTGCATACAGAGTGCGACCTGTGGGCATGGGAAGGCGAGGCACTACGACTTGAGTTCTACCCCGTTAAGACAGAGCTGGAGCTACAAGCAAAGCGCAGTGCAGGAGCTGCTGGTGGCAAAAAAAGCAAGCGTTCTAAGCAGCTGAATAAGCAGCTGGATAAGCAGTGCTTATCGCAAGGGATAAGCACAAGAGATAAGCACTCGAATAACAGAAGAGAAGAGACTAATAAGATTAATAAGATTAACTCTTCTAAAGAAGAGGAAACCCCGCTCTCACAAAAAAAGGATTTTGGTACCGACAATCATGTCGGTACCAAAAACGAACTCACAAGAAATCCTTTGGAGTTGCCAGACGAAAACAAGCACATCGCAAGCGGCAATGATCCCTTTGCACAGCAGTTTGATGAGCACGAAACAACAATGCGCAAACTGATGGCAGTTGGTTGCAAGGGCTTTGTGCAAAACCGTGAGCACTGGATAGGGCTTGTTGCTGAGCATGGCATTGATCTGGTCTTAGCAGCAGCAAAGAAGACCGATGCAAGCAATCGCTGGAGCAGCGATGTTGAACGCACGATCCAAGCCAAGCAAGATGGTGCAGGTCATTTGTCTGACCTCACCGAAGACGACGACTGCCCGATTTAGGAAACATGATGACATGGCACACAACACACTTACAACATTCCACTGCTTCGCTGGCGCAGGGGGTGGAATCTTGGCTGACCTCATGCTCGGACATACGCCCGTTGGTGCATGCGAGATTGAGGAATATCCAAGAGAATGTTTACTGGCAAGACAACGAGACGGCAGCTTGCCCGCATTCCCGATCTGGGACGACATCAACACGCTCGACGGCAGAGAGTGGCGCGGAGCCGTTGACATTCTCGCGGGCGGCTTTCCTTGCCAGGATATTAGCAGCGCGGGTAAACAGCGGGGGCAATCGACGGCGAGCGATCCGTCTTGTGGGCCGAGCAGTTGCGAGTGGCTAGCGAAATGGCATGCCCCGTCCTGTTCGTGGAAAACAGCCCAATGCTCATTGATAACGGGCTTAGCTACATACTCGGAGCGCTTTCCGAGATGGGGTATGATGCTCGATGGGGAATTTGGAGCAGTGCCGACATGGGAGCATGTCACAAGCGGGAACGGTGCTGGCTGTTTGCTTGGAACGCCGAGATCGTGCAGCAGCGTTTCGGCGAGGCTCGATACCCAATCACAGCGAGCGGAGCACAGGAACCCGAATTTAGAGACACAAGTTGCACGAATGCTGCCGACACTATGCGCCAGGGACTGGAAGGGGCACAACAAGCCGTCATCGATCACGCGCAAAGACGGGGCAAGCAGAATGTGTCAATTGCCGAATGCGATAGCTTACGGTACGGAGACTCAAGAGGGCGGTTTTTATCTAAACCCGTCCTTTGTAGAGGAGATGATGGCTTGGCCAATCGGGTGGGCAGACTTAAGGCCATTGGCAACGGACAAGATCCAAGAGTGGCAGCACACGCATTCCGCACACTTTCGCGTGGAATAATTTAGGAGCTACAATGCAAATACCAGAACAATACGACGATGCCAAAATGTGCGCAAAACTGTGCACCTGCATAGCGCATTTCGCGATGACGAAAAACAAAATGCCTGCGCTGCTTGTGCAGATCGGCGATGCAGGCACTGGCAAGACATGGCGCGCATGCGGTACAGCGCGAGCACACTGCGCTGATTATTTTTCGCGCGAGCGCGTATGGTTTCAGCCTGCGCACGAATTGCACTCACTGACCGCCGAGCAACTGGCCGATGCTAAAAATGCCAGCGTTATGATTTTGGATGATGTGGGCGCAAGAACGAGCCAAGGAAATTCAGATCGAGCATTCTCATTGATTGATTATCGTATAAATAAACGGCTGATGACTTTTGTGACAATGAACAAAAGCGATCAAGCGCAGACTGATGATAGGGCAATCAGTCGCTTGCGTGGCGAGCTGCTGCTTGATTACTCGGCGTTCGCCGACATGCGCAGGGGCGGCGGCGCGGCGAAAAACAAAGGCAAGCTCCCCACCTGTTTTGTTGCTGGCGAAAAATTCGACATCAAGGCATCGGCGCGGGAATGGAAGCGCTACGCAAGGGCCACGCAGGGCGCTAGCGCGATGCTGGCAAACGATGACGCAACAGGCGGCACGGCAGAGGCCACGGCAGCACAGCTCATAGCTCAGCTTGAGGATTTAGACGCGCCGCCAAGCCTAGCCTACGCGCTGAGCAATAATCCGATTGCTCGCAAAATCACATTGAACGAGGAGGATGCAGACAAGGCCAAGGTCAAGAACACATATTACCAAAAGGATAACGATTTTGTACGGGCAGAAAACTGGATTAGTGAGCGGCTTGAGCACGGGATGCTGCCGACGAAGACGGGCACCCTGCGCGAGCAAGCAGAGGTCGCAGCGGAGGGCATCCAGTCGCACCCCATGTTCCAGACTGGTCCTGCCCAATCATTCCGCTGCGGATCGTGCGGCAAAAAATATAAATCTGAGTATATAGCAAAACACGAAAAGCGGGCACTCTGTGACGATTGCACACGGATTGAGCGCGGAGACGCGCCAAGGGCAGCAGGCAAGCAGGCTGCACCCAAGCGCCTGCCGCCGATCCAGCGCGCCGATACGGCAGATGAGCGCCTGCCGCCGATCCAGCGCGCCGATACGGCAGATGTGGACTTATTCGCATGAGCGGGCTAGAATGGCATGGCGGCTGGTGCCCTAGCACAATCTTGATGCTGGCTGTTGCTGCATGGGTTGCGATAATTGCATGGATGTTCGCGGTTGGCCTGCGTAGCGACGCACAGCGTAGCATACAGCCCCGTGGCGGCGTTATCTCACCACTACACGCCCAGACTGTCCCAAAGCTGAGATAATGGCTTAGGGGCGATCCTGTGCTGCGACACTTGTTTGACACACTCTATAAGGCCAACGGTGCCTAGCGTTGCATAGCGATACCATCAAGCTAAGATATGAACATAGCCAAGCAGGAACGCAATCAGGAGCCTACCATGAACGACGCAGAAAAAAACCTCGAAGCATCAAAAACAATCTTTGAACGACTTGACGCAGAAAATGAAGCGTACTGCACTGCCCAAAAGGAGGAACAAGAAGAGCGCGATAGCAGGCAGGGCGCATCCTCCGCAAACTGGGCGGCCATGGGCTGGCCCGCAGAGTTGCAGGGCTAGCAAAACGCGCACGGCCAAGCGCGTAACAAACGGCCCCACTAGCGCAATTCCGCGCAGCAAGGCAGGAGCTACCATGAGCAAACTTACAAAAGAAAAAATACAAGAACATAACTGCATCACTTGGTACGCAACACAGCGAGGCAGCACTATCACTCTAACAAGGTCTTCGCGGTGGTGTGGGAGTCTGTCCTTTATCCGCATATCATCTGAACTGGCTGACGATACAACAATCAGCGCAGACGCGGCCGCAGATTTGATAAATGCGGCAGATGAAGCAATGGAGGGCCTCATAGACAATGCAGGCGGGCGCAATGCCAGTGCGCGCAGGATGATGACAGAGGCTCCTGTGTGGGGCTGGCGCATCACTGGCGTAGGCTCGCACATTTAAGCTAGGTTATCAAAAACGGCCACAATTCACCAATAATCCCCCGTAAAAGGCGGGATGTCACAGAAGGAGCTACGAATGCAAGAAGAAACAGAACAGGCCGCAGAGGCCGATTATCACCATGCGCAAGAATTTGAGCGCCAACGATGGGAACACGAACAAGCCATACAGGCCAAGCTTTTTTCGGCACTAAGCAAGGCTCAGGGTCAAATGGGCGCAGCAGCCAAGAACAACAAGGGCAACTACGGCAAGTTTGCAGACCTATCGAGCATCCGCGAAGCCAGTGCCGCGCCGCTCGCAGACAATGGGCTGGCGATCTATCATCGAATGAGTCAGCCAAACCCAAAGCGGCTGGCCTGTACCTGCGTTATCTGCCATGAGGCGGGCGGCACGATCGAGAGCACCCTTGAATGCGCGCTGCAAGACGAGTCTCCGCAAAAGATCGGGAGCGCAGAGACATACCTTCGGCGCTACACGATGCTTGCGGCACTGGGGATCGCCACGGATGACGACGACGGGCAGGCGGCACAGCCAGTGCAACGAGCTCCGCAACGGCAGCCAGCTAGGCCAGCGGCAGAAAAACCCAAGCCAGCCAAGCCTACGGGACTTAATGAAGTGCTCTACTCTCGAGCTAAAGAGCTGTACGAGGAGAACGAGGCGGGCAAGTTGGCCGCGCAGGCGCTCAATAAAAAGCATGGCGTTAAGTGGGCTGACTTTGCAAATATGAACGCGGGTGATGTGGCTGCATACCTGTCTGATTTGGATAACTTAGCAGAGACTGGCGGTGCAAAATGAGTCGCACGCTTCGGGAGCTGACGGATGATTTTGACACATTGCGCGAGCTAGGCGAGGCGGTTGGGGATGAGGCGAGCGAAGAGTTTAGCGCGTCTCTGGCAAGCGCCTTTGCAGAGTTAGAGGGCGATGTTTCGCGCAAGATGGACGGGTGCGCGTGCATCATTGCGGAATGGAAGGCTGAGGCCGACTTGTTCGCGGCTGAAATAACGCGCATGCAGGCCCGTAAAAAGACGATACTCGGCAATATCGACAGGCTCAAAGAGCGGATGCTTGATGCCCTCAAGGGTGCGGCAATCCAGAAAACGAAGGGGCTGTACTGCGTGAGCCAGCGCAAGCCATCGGCCAGTGTTGTTATTGATGATGTGGAATTACTGCCGCTTGAGTTTGTCAAAGTCACAAAAACCGCAGATAAGACTGCCATCAAAAAAGCGTGGCCCAGCGCGCCAATGGATGGCGCGCACATCGAACTCAAAGAAGGGCTGGGAATCAGATGAGTAAACGAGGAGCGGAAAGAGTGAAACAAGCGGCGGCACATGCGAGACGCGGACTTGATGG